ACTCGCGTGACTGTATCAAAGCCAAGAATCGATGTCGGGCACCTTCACGTGGATGCGTGGGAGTTTTCCTGGAGCCGGTCCAGGAAAACTTCCCCTTCATATCCGTACATTGCAGTGATCTCTTCATCACTGCGAATGAACGACATGGTAACGGCGAGATCGATGTACCTCGCAATGTCAGCATTGCGCAGGGTCGTCTCCTTCATCTTGCGGTACAGGTAATCACGAACAGCCATTTTATTGACTTTCGTGGGGTCCTGTACCCCGAAGCGAGCTTTTGCGGTGACTGCAAAGTGGTGTACAAACCTTGGCACGCGCCTGTACCCAGGTTTCTCCACTTTATCAACGTCATACATGTTCAGTATGAATTGATCAGACAAGTCATCAAAAGCTCGTCTCGCCCGGACACGCCTTGTGAACCTGCGACTACGTGCAACGACAATCGCCCAAATAACGGGCAAGATCGCAGCAAACGGTGTGATTATAAAAAACATAATACACACCAGCCACACGGACACATGGGTGCACCAGCCATACCCTGCCTTCTCCACAATTCTGCCCAGTTCGAACCCATCACGGTCACACGTGTGGTTCCCAACTGCACCGCAGTACAGGCATGGCATCTCAATAACGACGTCAGCCGACTCTGTTGCATCTGTTTCCTCAGATGCACAGGGCGCAAGATCACAGGCTGTCGCCGCTGGGACACTATTGAATTGTCCCACGTTATTTCCGTTCCTCGGTTGCGTATTTAAACGCGGCATGCGAGGCTGGCGAGGTACACGACCACCGCTGTTGGATGACCCAACTGAACCCCCTCTTCGGGGTCCACGGCGGCCGCGACCTGGTGGCCTAACGGATCCTCCCCTTCTAACTTGACGATATCTCGGAACAACACCACTATTAACAACTTGGTTCATAGGAATTACATAGTCGTTGGCGCTGTTGGTTGTGATCATGATTGGATAATGGTAGAAAGGGGGGTCGTCAATTATGACGATCACCGAATTTATACTCTACGGATGAGTCCATGCTCGCTAGCCAGCATGGCGACTTGCTGTGGTAAACCACAGGCCGTTCCTCCCACCCCAAGTCTATTAACGGCTGGTATTAAGACAACATGAAGCACAGCGGTCACTTCCACATACACACGATCCAAACTTTACGACTCAGCCAGTCTCGTGAGACCTTCGATGATCGAATGCATGTAAATAGGACATGTACCCCAGCTGACAGGGTTGCGGGATAACTCG